TTCAACTTCCTGAATAAAGTAAATTGGAGATGCATCAGTGATTGTTGAACCAGAATTTGTGTCAAAGAGGTCATCTTGACGAGCATATGTCAAAGAAACCGAAGATTGAGGACTTGGCTTTACAGAAACCTTAAGTGTTTCCAAATCTATTCCATCATTTGATAAAATAAACTTTTGAAATCGGTTTCTAGAAGAATATACGAAAGATTGCTCAATCACAGTTCCTTCATACACTTCTACTTCATCAAATTGTGCAATTCCATCAACAACACTAACAGATTTATCTTCAGTAATACCAAAAACGAAAGATTGCCCATTAAATTGCTTACTTGTAGCAACAACAGAACCTTTTTTAAGAACTACAGTAGGTGGTGCTGGTGAAACTGATGAAATATCACAAAAAAAGTTAACTGTTGCTTTTGCTGCCTTTTTTGATCGTGGTAGATATCCAATATTCCTTGCTAATGAGACAACATTCTCTCTTAATGTTGCACTATCGATAAAAACTTCATTAGATACCATATTGGCATTGTATGAAGTAATATATGTATTATATGCTAAAACATTTAATATTGTTGATAAGTTAGAACCCTCAAAGTCATAGTCCGTAAAGTCTGAATTGGACTTTAAGTAATCTTTAAGAGTAGTTTTGATCTGTTCAAAATCCAGACCAGTGAAATTTAAAAGTGGCATTTATCTAGACGGTAGCAACACGAATTCTAATTCTTGAGGAGGAGTATCTGATCCTCTTATTGAATATACTATTAATGCATCCATTTGATTGTTGTCATAATTTGGTATAATTTCAATATTAATCACATCAACCCTTGGTTCATGCACTCGTATCATATAATCAATATCATCACGCATTGTAAGGGCAGTTACATCATCAATATTCTCAAATAATGATGCAGAAAGTTCAGAACCAAATTCTGGATCAAAAAATTTCTCTCCTTTACGCATAAACACAAGATTTTTTATAGAACGAGCGATTGCACTCTCATTCTTCAGACCAATTAAGTCATCATTAAGAGGATTACTCTTAAATGACATGGAAAGATCCTTATAACCTTGCTTTACCCTCTCTAAAGGCATAAAAAAACACCAATTATTAGTTATTTATTACGATTTTTTATCTATATTCTGAAAGAACCTCATAAGATTCAATTTCATTCAAACTTCGGTCATCATCACCTGCTAAACGTTCGAAAAAATCATTAGAACTTTCTACTGTATCACGCTTTTTGGGTGTTTTTACGTCGTGAGAGATTTCACGTAGCATCTGGGTTTGTTCAATTGCCATTTTGACCTCCGTAAGGTGGAATTTAAGTAACAAAAAAGGATATCTGGGTTAAATTCCAAATATCCTAGTACATATTGACTATCACTTGTGTTTATTTAGACACCTTTTGTCTCATTTATTGCTTCGACGATGATATTCTTCAATTCACGACGTTTTTTCTTACCGAGACCCGCCCGTGTGTCGATCTGAACCTTAAGCCAATAGACTAATGCAAGAACTATAATGAATTGAATCCCTTCGCCCCATGACATGTTCCATGCCTCATTGAGATCGAGACTCGCTGCTGCTATAAGATCACTACCTATCACTTTCCTTGCCCCCTATACTTCTTCTTTGCCTCATTACGAGAGGTCGCTGCATACCTGGTATGTTTACCCGTTCCTTGACGAGTCTTTTTAGGACGTGTCTCAACGAATTCTGAAGAACCCCATTGTCCCGTTTTAGTTTTGACTGGCATAATGTTTAATTGTGTGGATTATAAAGGTTTAATAAGTACACTGCTAGAATGATACCTATGATTGTAATAAGAACACCATAGGTGACTAGTGGAAGAATCATAATAAAGTTTCAAGTTTGGTTTTAACGGATTCCTCCGTTGCTTGGATGCGATATGAGACCCCATCCCTACGAGAAAGTTCGGTGAGGATCTCTGATGCGAGATCCCATAACTCCTCTGTCTTCAACTGTTTGTTAATCTTAAATAACACGAGTTTTTTCGTGCCCTACACGAATACGAGGATCGCACCATATCTCATAGTCTGCATCTTGTGCATCTAAACAGAACGATACGTCTTCACCGCACATATCCTGTACATCACCGCTTTCAAAGATTTGCATCTTTGGAGCAAACCAAGGATACTCAAGTGCTTCAAAAACGCCGTGCTTAATAAGAACCCAACCAAAACCAGTGTAGTCACAAGTAAAAGGCTTTCTTCTTTTCGAGATGGTTTCGACGGTCTCGTGATTCATAACACCACCGTTCTTACGGAAATCATCTTCCTCTAACCAATGAGCAACTGATGTAGTCTGACCATCCTCTGTGGCATACCAACCTGCTGCTATTTGCTTTTCCTTCTCTGGGTCTGTGCTGCCATCTTCGTTAACAGCCTCTGCAGGAAGTGCCATGTCACACAACTGCCAGAACTTGTTAGTGTCAAAGACTATATCACTATCAATCCATAGTTGATAATCATACTTAAGTTTACCATCCCAAGGAATCTGTTTTGGTCCACGTAATACATTTGCACCGAGTACCTTACAACGTGCAAAGTTTACCATTGATGAGTAATCTTGACTGATCTGAATACTCATTCCATTCTGTACCATGTCAAAGCATAACTGTACAAAATTCTTTAGAAAGATATAAGAGCAACCTCTGCCTGGTAAACAGAAGACGATTGCTTTCCCTTTCCATCTTGCTTTGATTGCATCGATGTCCCACTCTGGGGCCTTTGTTTTGGGTGCAACCGTTTTTACTTTAAATCCTTTGGCCATACTGTGTAGCTCGCTTCATTTATTATAATTCAAATCTATGTATATGTCAATGCTCAATACGAATGCTCTTCATCTACTGGTAATAACTTTCCTGGACCACCAAGACCAACTTTAGGGGCGAGTTTCTCATAACTTAAGTCGTCCTGATTATAATCACTACTAATAAGGTCAACCATAACATGTAGTAGTTGCCATTTCTCTTCAAACTCCTCTTTGTTTAAACTATGGTATATACATCTCTCCTTTGCGTAGATATGATAAGTTAAATCATCTAGTTCTGTCATATTATCTTGGGGATTTTATTATATAGAAAAAGAGTAATAAGGCGAAAAATACTGGCCCAATTTTTTTATATATTGATATCTCTCTCTCGATTTGTCACCTCTGTAGGTTAGGAACATTGGCTTTTCTAACACGCCCGCCGCCCCCAATAACATATAAGGCAACAAATAACTGTCAGATACGCATCATTTAAGCACTGTGATTACACGCATGAAACTGTTAGTAACTGTGTTGCCACTATGTGTTACTTAACTATTATAATATATCACGCAGTTAATGTCAACAACTGTGTGGGCCTTGGGTGTTACATAGCACTGTTAATTTGTGTTCTCAATGTATACATCAGCACTCTCATAATCATTTAATTGTAGTAACTTATTCCAGTTAATATTCTCTGGTTTAAAGTCATCATCAACTGACAGATTTAGCGTGATTCTATAACCTTTCTGTGTGTCTGCTAATTGATAGTTAGACATGAGAATTTGGATGAGGTTTGTGTATATAATTATTATAAATCTTCTCGCAATTGTTGTCAAGTCAGTGTGTGTATTTATGTCCTTATGTGAATAAAACTGTAATACTACTAAATGTTATCGAGGCGTGTTGACTTATGGGAGAAAGTGTGATAAACTGCTCGCTAATATCACTACTCTATATGACATTTAAACCCCTAATAACCCCCTTATATAACAACAATTAAAACAAAGAATAAAACACAACCTTATATTTATTCATACAATTAGAACGTCATTTATAACACTTTTCCACAGATTAACGTGAGTTTGTGTTAGTTTTCCACAGATATTACACATACATTGTTGATAACTAACCTTCATCTAATATTGCTTCTATCTTATAACAAACGTCCTTTAATTCATTTGCTATTTTATCATCATTATCTGTAATATACACATCTAAAACATATAATATATTCTCTAAATCATACGCACTAAATGATAAGTCTGATGGGGGTAATTTGGATGATTTCATTGTTAATTAGTAGTTGTGAATTGTACGGTAAGGTTTATAACAATATTGCTTATCTTTCTCCTCTTGTTTATCAATTAGTCTATCATATTGTGTGCCTCTGATAAACTCTTTCTTTGTGATGATTGTGTGTTTCATGTTGTTAATTAATGTCAGGATCTTGGGGGAATTCGTTTAACTTTATTCGGGACAATTCGTTGATCAGAAAATATACTTTCTCTCCACTAATTTGCTGTTCTCTACATACATATTCTACCATATCTTCCATCATTTCTAACACTTCCATTGCTTCACTTTCTAGTTGTCGTTGTTCATTAGTCATGGAAATTCGGGGTTGATTGTGTACATTTAACTGTGATACTTACTGATAATAACTATTACTATTACGCAGAAATTCCACAATCTCTTTGTAATAATGTTCGGGGTAACTTACCATCTCATTCTTATTACTTTTGCGAGTAAGATTGAGTGGTTTGTTGTTAGTTTGTGGGACAGAATTCATTTGATTGTTGATG